ATAGGCTCAACCTCAGTTTCAGGGGATTCAGATTCAAAACCTAGGGAATTGAGCTCATCAAGAAGATCTTGATCGGCTTCATCCACCTTGGATTCAATTGCCTGAGCCTCCTGAATAGGCTTACGCCTAGGAGGGTGCTTCCGAAGAACTGGTTCACTAAAAGCGGCACTTGTGGCCTCAACTGTATTGAAAAGGTTATCAATAACTTTTTGATTGCTACTTGTTGAATGTAGATAGCGAGAAATGTCAGAATCAAGGCCTAAAGTAGCAGCAGTAAGCTGAGTAAGGGCCATCTTGAAAGCAATGTACTTTCTTGCAGATTTGACATATTTTTTAACTGCCTTGGCTTTCTTTGTTGGATCCTCATGAGACTGAGCCTCAACAAGATCTTCAGGAGTAGGTTTCAATGTCGAATAAGCTGCAGCACAGGCTGCAATAGCAGCAGCAACTGCGGCAGACTTACGATTGAAAACAACATCTCCGACCGCATGAGCGGCATCACCGGCAAGATCAACAACACCATTGCCAATACCTCGAACCAAACCTCTGCCAGCATTTTGTGCTGCCATAGGAATAGCTGGGGCTGCCACATTGACAGCACCTTGTGCGAAGTTTTGCCCAAGCTGATTTGCAGCAGGGGTGACAACGAGTTGCCAAAGCTTACGGGTGAGAAGAACTGAGAGACCAATCACAATTGTTGCGATTAACCAATAGTAGACATAGATTAGCGGAGTGACGAGACTCAATTGAGGTTGCTCTTCCGCTGCCAGCACAGAAGGCAGGCAGCAGACGACGAGCAGACCAGTGAGAGTGCGATCAAAGATATGCTTGGAATCATGCTTGAAGCCACTGCTGAACATCGTTGGTGTACTGTACATTACAGTACCAGCCGGAACAACAGTGGTGGTAGTGAAGGTTGAGGAATTACACTCAACATCTGTTTGACCACTTATAGCAAAGTGGGGACCATATAGTTGGTCACTCTCCTCATCACTTTCAGTGTCACCAGTTGCAAAGAACCGAGAAGGTTCAGCATGCGCCTCCTCATCGCTATCAGTATCACCAGACACAGGGAGAGAGAAGCGTTTGACTTCGGAAGGGTTATCGGCGTGGGCAATAGCCTTAATCTCAATTGGAGATGAAGATTTCCACTCCTCCTTTGTTTCAGACAATTGAAGAAGAGGGGCATCAACAGGATGCTCACAACAGAGATGGGGCCGTCGACCACGACGGACACGGGGGGGGAACGGTAAAGTTCGCCTCTGAATACCCTCATCATCACTATCAAAGCTGAACACAGAAGTGTCAACAATGACGGATCTTGGGGTGGAGACATGCTCAAGAAGAACTTGTTCTTTTTCATCATCCTCAGACTCTGAATCATCACTGATATCTAGCCTTCGGAAACGACTCTCTTCACATGAAGACTTGATGGACAAGTAGATGTAATAGAAGAGTATGATGGTTAGGACTGAAAGCCACACATAGATGAAAGTGTGATCAGTCATATCGGTGTTGTCTCTGTCAAGAGGCTGACCAGCTGCTTGTGTTGGCAAAATGAATGCAACAGGAAGAGCAGCTAAGGCTTGCACCGGAGCTAGAGCTCGACGGCGGCAGCAGTACTTGATGATCAAGTGACCTGCCACAACTGTAAATAAGGCCCAGGCAAATGCCTCGAGCCAAATCTGGATTAGTTGTTCGGTTTTGGCGCCATATAGACACCATGGATAGATCTGCCTGTTCCAAAAAATGGAACAGTCGACATCTGCAGCCTGCCAGATGCCTATTAATGTTGTCAGAATAGTCATGACAACAGTTGAATGTTGGCCATTATTTACGGCAACCACACCTAGGAATTGGCCATTACTTGCGGCAACCCCACCTAAAGACACGTTAGAAACGGTGTCCTGCATATTTGGTTCA